AAACTTTGCAAACTACACATTCAAAGAGGACATGGTATCAGACGGCATTGAAAACTGTCTACTGTACATCGACAACTTTGATCCTGAGAAGTCCAAGAATCCATTTGCATACTTCACACAAATCATCTACTATGCATTCTTGCGAAGAATTCAAAAAGAGAAAAAACATTTGTACATCAAATACAAAAGCATGGACAACCTCATCATCACATCTCTCATTGAGAACAATGGTGAAGAATACGTTGCCTCAAGTCTAAACGGTGTAATGCATGACTCATACAGCGAAGAGTTTATCAGCGACTTTATCAAAGCGTTCGAGGTAAACAAAGAGAAGAAGATTGCCAGTGCGAAGCCTAGAAAGAAAAAGGCAGAAGCTACTGTATTTGATGAATTTCTGGAGAAAGAAAATGCAGACACCGATTCCAGTACAAATTGAAAATTGGTTGAAGATTGTTGAGAACAAAAAGTCACCGCAAGATTTAAAACAAACTGCCATCTTGCATTTGACTTCAATTCGTGATATAATCAACAAGTCTATCGGTACAACAATGAAGAAGCAAGGGCAACGCAAGTATGAGAATATGTCTACTAGGTGATACGCATTTCGGCGTTAGAAACGACTCGAAAGCGTTTCATGCTTACTATGAAAAATTTTATGATGAAACATTCTTTCCTCAATTAGCAAAGCACGGTGTAAGAACAATCATTCAACTTGGTGATTTGTTCGACAGACGAAAGTATATCAACTTTCTTTCGCTGATGGAAAGCCGTAGATATTTCTTTGACAAATGTGTTGAAGCGGGCATCACTGTTCATGCATTGATTGGCAATCACGATATCTTCTGGAAAGAAAATCTAGATATCAATTCACCAGACTTGTTGTTGAGAGACTATCACAACATTGTTCTGTGGCAGAAACCTGGCACACTTGAAGTCGATGGCATCAAGATTGATATGATACCGTGGATTTGTAAAAGCAATGAAGCTGAGGTCTTTGAGTTTGTGAAGAACACATCATCACCATTGTGCATGGGACACTTTGAACTACAAGGCTTTCCATTGTTCCGTGGCATAGATAGCCATGACGGACTTGACTATAAGTTCTTAAGCAACTATAATCATGTATACAGCGGTCACTATCACACACCATCACAACATGACAACATCACGTATGTTGGTGCGCCATATGAATTGTTTTGGAATGACTATCAAGATAAAAAGCATTTTGGTATTTTAGACACCGAAACAATGAAGACAACATTCGTAGACAATCCTCATCGAATGTTTTACAAAGTACACTATGACGATAACAGTAGCACAGATAAATTAAAAATTGAAGACTTAAAGAACATGGACTTCTCTAAGTATGCAAATGCTTATGTGAAAGTTATTGTTGCTAACAAGCAAGACCCATATCTATTTGAAAAGCTGATTGATGAAATTTATAAAGTTGGTCCTGTTGATGTGACAATTGTAGAAGACTTTACAGAATTGAATGAAGAAACTGATAATGATATTATTGACCAAGCGCAAGATACTATGACGATTCTTTCCACATTCATTGATGCACAGAGCCTAAATATCTCTGACACTAACAAATTGAAAACATTGATGCGTGAACTTTATGTTGAGGCACTATCCACAGAAAATATAGAATGATTATTTTTCGTAATTTAAAATGGAAGAACTTTCTTTCAACTGGTAACTTCTTTACTGAGATTAACTTAGACAGCAACAACACCACACTGATTGTTGGCTCTAACGGCTCTGGTAAATCAACAATGCTTGATGCATTGTGCTTTGTGCTGTTCGGTAAACCATTTCGTAATATAAACAAAGGTCAACTTGTCAATACAATCAATCAGAAAGATTGTACAGTTGAAATTGAGTTTGATGCTGGTAACAAATCATACAAGATTATTCGTAGCATCAAGCCGAACTTGTTTGAGATTTACTGCAACGGACATTTAGTCAATCAAGATGCCGCAGTCAAAGACTATCAAGAACATCTAGAGAAATTCATTCTCAAACTCAACTACAAATCATTTACTCAAATCGTTTTGCTGGGTTCAGCATCGTTCACACCATTCATGCAGTTGTCTGCAAGTGACAGACGTTCTATCATCGAAGACTTGTTGGATATTCAAATCTTCTCACGCATGAACAGTGTTCTTAGAGACAAATTCTTATTGCTAAAAGAGAAACACTCTCAAACAAAGTATGCAGTTGATTTGAAAAGCGAAAAGATTCAATATCAAATTCAGTTTATTGATTCGCTGAAAAAGAGCAATCAAGCACAAATCACATCTAAGCAACAAGACATTGCAAACACACAATATCTAGTTACCGAAAGCGAAACTAAGTGTGCAACGATCCAGCAAAATTTGTCAGATTTGTGTATACAGATTTCAGACAAAGATAAAGTTGATGGTAAGATAACAAAGTTTTCAGGCATCAAATTGAATCTGAATAAGACTCTTAAGAAAGTCAATACTGATATTTCATTCTATCACGATAACAATGATTGTCCAACGTGTAAGCAAACGATTGATGACGAATACAAAGCGCACATTCTCGAAGAGAGAAATAAAAAGATCAGTGAAGTAAATGATGCATTGAAAAAGGTCGATGAAGAACTCAATGTGCTGAATACACGATATGAGGGCATTCAAGTTTTTGTTGAGGAAATTCAAGCACAGAATTCTCAGTTGACGTTTGAACAAAGCGAAATCAAAGCTAATCTCAGATACATTGAAAGCGTTAAGAAAGAAATCGAAAGACTGTCTCTAGTTAAAGATGATTTGCAGACCGAAGAAAACAAACTGGCAACATTGCACCAGGAACTTGCTGAGTTGGAATCTGAAATCAAAGACCTCTCAGAAGAACGTCTGTATTACGAAGTTGCGATATCATTGTTGAAAGACACAGGTATCAAAACGAAAATTATTCGACAATACATACCAGTAATTAACAAGCTAGTCAACAAGTATCTTGCGGCATTAGAGTTTTTTGTGAACTTCAATCTTGATGAGTCTTTCAAAGAAACAATCAAGTCTCGCCATCGTGATGATTTCACATATGCATCATTCAGTGAAGGTGAAAAGCAACGTATTGATATGGCATTAATGTTAACATGGAGAGCAGTTGCCAAACTGAAGAACAGCGCCAGCACAAACATTTTGATTCTTGATGAAATTTTTGATTCGTCATTAGATACAAACGGAACAGAAGACTTAATGAAAATCCTAAATATGCTAGAAGGTTCCAATCTATTCGTGATATCACACAAAGGTGATATTCTGCAAGACAAGTTTGCCAATGTGATTAGATTTGAGAAAGTAAATAACTTTTCAAGGATTGCAAAATGAAAATACTTAGCGAATATTATGGAACAGATATAGACAGAGAAGCGCACCTATACTTAGATGAAAACTACTTTAAGGTACGAGTGCGAAACGAAACTGGGTCTTGGTTTGTTGCGTTTTTTAAAACGCAAGATGAAGCAGAAAACTACGCAGAAAATTATGTGTTAGGAGAAACAAATGAGTACTGAAGAAGATAAATTCAAACATTCTAAGAGATTACTTGAAGACGAAAATGCAATACGAAAGCAATTACGGATTGCTAAGGCATACAATATACCAGTTGAATCTCCTCATCAATTGGCTAAACATCATGTATTAGATTGTGGAAATCCAAATTGTGTGATGTGTGCAAATCCTAGAAAAGTATGGAAAGAAAAAACGATTCAAGAAAGACGTTTTGAACAAACTGAAAAGTACAAAGAAGAGAATGATTAAAGAGAAATATCTTGGCGCATACATGAAGACTGCAAGAGTCTTTGCTGAATTGAGTACTGCTAAACGCAAACAAGTTGGTGCTGTTATTGTTAAAGATGACCGCATCATTTCTATTGGTTATAATGGTATGCCAAGTGGATGGGATAATGATTGCGAACAAGTTGTTGGACATACTCACGAAGGTCCTGTACTCAAAACAAAAGCTGAAGTTCTCCATGCAGAGTCTAATGCAATAGCAAAACTTGCTAAGTCTACCGAGAGTGGTGATGGTGCAAGTATGTTCATTACTTGCTCTCCATGCATAGAGTGTGCTAAAATGATATTTCAAAGCGGCATTAAAGAAGTATTCTATGACGAAGATTATCGTGATGATGGCGGTATCGTTTTCCTAAATAAATGCGGTATAACTGTA